TAATCGGTTAAAGCGTTGGTCTTATGAGCCAAAGATTGGGAGTTCAAGTCTCCCCGAGAGCACCTTTATTTTTATTGATTATTATAAAAAATTATGATTTATAATGGTAAAGAGATTAGAGACTAAATATAAATTTTATTTCATATAAACAATTAACCCCATTTATAATATACAAAATGGAACTTCCTGTAATTTCAATAGAACAAAATAATATTATTAAACAATTATCATTAAATAATAATGTTGTTGTAGATAGTGTTGCAGGGAGTGGAAAAACCACTTGTAATTTACATATAGCTCATCATTTTAATAATATGAATATTCTGTTATTAACATATAATTCAAAATTAAAGTTAGAAACAAGAGAGAAAGCAAAAAAATTAGGAATTTGTAATATAGAAGTTCATAGTTATCATTCATTTTGTGTAAAGTATTATGATAGGCAATCTTTTACTGATACTACAATAAACAAAATAATAAAAAATAAAAAGGAACCATCTAAGCATTTTAGGTTTGATTTAATTGTTCCTGACGAAGCACAGGATATAACAAGTTTGTATTATGAACTTATTTGTAAAATTTATAAAGATAATAAAAACATAAACACGAAATTGTGTATTTTTGGTGATAAAAAACAAAGTATATTTGATTTTAATAAAGCAGACAAAAGGTTTATTGAATATGCGACTGAGTTATTTAATTTTAATTCTTATAATTGGGTACGATGTAATTTACCAGTTAGTTTTAGAATTACACAAGAAATGTCATTGTTTATTAATAAATGTTTATTAAAAGAAGACCGTATTATATCTAATAAAATAACAAACAATAAACCAAGATACATAATATGTGATTGTTTTGGAGATAAATTAGGTTCATCGTCAAGAACATTTGAAGAAGTTAAATATTATTTTGACCTGGGTTATAACCCAAGTGATATATTTATATTAGCACCATCTATTAAAGGTCAAAATACTCCCGTTAGACAATTAGAAAATAAAATTAAAAGGGAAATGCCTAATGTTATGGTATATGTTCCTAATAATGATGATGAAAAATTAGATGAAGAATTATTAGAAGGAAAGATAATATTTTCAACATTTCATCAAACAAAAGGGTTGGAAAGAAAGGTTGTAATTATATTTAATTTTGATAACTCGTATTTTGAGTTTTATAAAAAAGATGCTAATCCTTGCATTTGTTCTAACGAACTATATGTTGCTACTACAAGAGGAATAGATCATTTAACATTATTTCATCATTACAATAATGAATATTTACATTTTATAGATAAAACTGATATACAATTATATTGTCATTTTGAAAATACACAAATGTTTATTAAAAAACCGAACTCTAAACTTCGTAAAAATATTAACACTTCAATAACAGATATTATTAAATTTCTGCCTCAAAATATTATAGATGAATGCTTTAATAAATTAGAAATAACGCAAAATAGTAATTATATAATAAACAAAATTAACATTCCTTTTAAAATATCTAACGATGAAACAATTGAAAGTGTAAGTGAAATAACAGGTATTGCAATACCAAGTATGCTTGAATTAAAACTAAAAAATAGAATGGGTATTTTTGAATCATTGATAGAAGAAGATTTTGAAAAAAATGTAATTAATAATGGAAATAACGACTGTTTAATTCAATTAAATAATAAGAAAAAAAAACATAATATTAATAATATTAATATACAAAATTTAACATCAGAAGAGCTTTTATATTTATCTAATTGCTGGAATACTTTTAAAAATGGTTATCTATTTAAGATTTATCAAATTACCAACTACAACTGGTTAGAAGAAAAAATATTAGAAGAATGTATTAATAGATTAATTACACTAAATATTTCAATAAATTCTTTATTTGAATATAATTTAGAAACAGAAAATGAGGTAGAATTATTAGATCGTAAATTAATCGGATTTATTGATTGTATTGATAAAGAAAATAATATTGTATATGAGTTCAAGTGTGTTAAAAATATAACAAAAGAGCATTATTTACAATTAGCATTATATATGTATATGTATGAATTAGAAAAAATAAAACATATAAGAGACATTACAGATAACTTTAATAAAAATAAAGATAGATTAGTAAATAAGTCAATAGAAAAATTATTACCCATAAGGGAACACATAATTAAAAAAATAAACATTAATGAAACAAATTTAATAGATTATAAAAATAATACAATTTATGATGAAACAAAACAATATTCTGTCGGAGATATAATTAAATATAAGTTATTTAATGAAGAAATTGGTACAATAATTAAAATATATAAAACTACTGGAAAAATAAAAGTTAAAAATAGCAATAATAAAAATATTGATATACCAAAAACACAAGTGTTATCTGTAAAAAAAAATACTGATATTGAAGATATGACCGCAAAAATTAATGATATTGAAAAAAATTTATGTAGATTAAATATTGAATTAACCAATTATAATAATTTAATAGAAGAAAAAAAACGAGAAGAATTAATAATATTAACTACTAAATTAGAAAATGAGATAAAATTATACAATAGAGAAACCAAATATGTATTATTTAGCATTTTAACAAATGAATATTTTTGTGTAAAATGTGATTTTCAAAAATTAAAAAAAATGGTAGAATACCTAATATATTCAAAATATATAAATGATATACCTATAACAGATGAGGAATTTATAAAAATGAATAAAAATATTCATACATTATATTTTGCGCAAAATGACTTAAAATGAAAATATTATGCGTTCTGAAAAATAAAAGAATACCATAATATTAATTTTAAAAAGAATTAAAAAATCACCTGCGATAACAACATTTTTGATTTTTAGTAGTATTCGTCAAATTTTAAATATTCAATTGGTAAAGCATCAAACAAAGTTGAAAACAGATATAAGAATTAGGCGTATTATATATAATATGGGAGCAATTACTCTCATACACATTCGGCTCTCGTAGCTTAATCGGTTAAAGCGTTGGTCTTATGAGCCAAAGATTGGGAGTTCAAGTCTCCCCGAGAGCACCTTTATTTTTATTACTTATAACTGTTTAAAAAGTTATAATAAATCTCATATAAATATATTTTCACTTATCTATATAAAATGAATAAGATAGCATTTATTTTTTTGATATATAATGTTATAAATCACGAAGAATTATGGCATATGTTTTTTAGCACTATAGATAAGAGCCAATATAGCATATATATACATTATAAATATGATGAGCGTTTAGAGTATTTAGAAGAGTTCAAGGTAGCAAAAAATATACCTACGAAATATGCTGATATTTCTATTGTAAAGGCGCAAAATTATATGTTATCTGAAGCATTAAAGGATAAAAATAATACGCATTTTATATTCTTATCCGGTTCTTGTATCCCTCTAAAACCTTTTGAACATATCTATAATAATTTAGAAGAGCAGTTTTCTTATTTTCACATAGCTAATCCCGAAGATTGTCTCCCAGATTGTATTGCGGCACTAACATATATAGATATGAAATATTTGAACAAAGCTTCGCAATGGTGTATATTGAACAGAAAACATAGCGAATTGCTTGTAAATAACACGGAATATTTGCTGTGGTTTAAGAGTGCTTATGCTGCCGACGAATTATGCTATATTACTTATCTATCCTATACTTATGGTGATAGACTTGTCGATGAGATTAAGGCGACGTCTTATAATTCACCTCCCGAAATTGCTACAACATTTGCTAATTGGGAAGGAATGAATTATAAATATGTAACGGATAGAGAATTAAAAAATTATATACATATAACACAGGCAGAATTGCTTCATTTATTAAAAAGCCCTTGTTTTTTCGGGCGTAAGTTTAAGCCTATAGCGGCTCCATCAATTAACAAGGATTTTTATTTAGATTATGTAGTTAAAAACGTTAAGGGCAAAATATTCTATTAAATAGTTATACCATACTATCATCTCCTTGTCCTTTATATTTTCTCTTTTGTCCGATTGAAGATGGAATATAATGTCTATAAAAGAATGCATATTTATCAGGAATATCCTTAAAATTATTATATTTATTCAATATAATTTCACCGGCACGCTGGAATAAGGTACGTTGATTATCGCTATTCATAGTATTGTTATTATTCTATATATCTATGATATAATCAATTTTTATTTTTATCAAAAAAAAATAAAAAAAACATATATAATATATATCTAACTATCTTAATCTAACATCTAACTTCTAACATATCTATATTAGACCTGGTTTTTTTCTAATTTTTTCATAATGATTTTAGCATCACCCATTAGCTCTTCTGTACAATTCTCCTCGCTAAACTCTAGATACCTGCTGTGACACGATGCGCAGATTCGCAAATTTTTAAGGACAAGCGTCTGAGTATTATTGATAGGATAACAGAATCGCGCATATCTGCCTCCAGAATATGGCTTAAAATAATTATTTGATGTATTAACAGAAGGTTCGGGCTCTTCCATAGTGTTATTACAGGGTCCCGGGCAAATCCTAATATTTGAAAGATCAGCTGATATAATATCGCCATCATATTCAAAGATTTGTTTTGTAGTCGCCATTTATTCTCTTTGCTTGTAGGCTACTAAACAGTAGATAGTTAAGGGCTTTTGCTGGGCTTTTGCTAGGCTCGGCTATCAATATATTAAGTGGCAAGTAGTATTTTTAATTTGGTTCATCAATTTTTATAGCATCTATATATTTTTTAGAACATATTTTAATAAGGTCTTATATAAATATAAAAAATGATAAGGTAATCAGAGATTATAATATCAAAGATGTCTTTATCTAATAAAGGAACAGGAGCAGGAGGTGCAAATACAAATATTACTGGAAAAAAGTTTGAAGATAAAACAGATAATCAAAGCATTTTATTATTAGCTGGATATGTTAAAAAAGACTATTATTTATATAAGTCATTTGATTATAAGACAATAACTTACTTAACACAGAGAGGGTTGAAAAAATATATGAATACAATGTATAATATTGATATATTTAGAAATCCTGATGAAGCATATATTATTGAATATAAAGATGGTAAAAAAGTTATAAAAATATTGGAGAAAAAGAATCAAAATAGCGAAGGTTCTGTAGAGACTAAATTGTGGGCTGGTCCTTCGCTAAAGCGTGAATACGAAATAATTTTAGGTAATAATTTTGATGTTCAGTATTCTTATACTGTAAATGATTTTCTTAAACAATCCATATTATCTAATAAAAAAAAATATGAGGTACTTAATATAATATTGAAAGAAAATGATATACAAGTATTTTTTGGAGACGACGAAGATTATTTTGAATTACTAAATAAATGGATTGACTCCTAAAAATCCTTCTAATAGTTTCTAATTATTACCTCGTTTGT